TAACTAATTCAGCACTAACGGCTTTCAATTCATTCATCATCAAAGTAAATTGAGATAAACCCTCTTTTCCTAATAAATCTCTAAAACCTTTAGCTTTAATTCCTACCTGCTCGGTTTGACCAACTAATTTTGACATATCAGCAACACTCATACTTATAGAATCGGCAATTGCTTTTCTTTGGATTTCATTAAGTTTATTAAACTGAGCTTCTGATCCTACTTGTTTAACAACCTCTTTCATCATACCAACCTTATCACCAGCTAATGATAATTCACGAGCTCTCTGAAAATTTAATTGTCTACCAATCAAAACAGATGCCTCTACTTCTTTTGTTATAGAGGTTTCAAAATCTAATAATGATTCAGAAACTTTACCAACTGAATCTAAATTTATTCCAAGTTTTCTCGCCTGAACAGCTGCCTCCATAATATTATTACCACCGTCTTTTGTGAATAAAGCAATTGTTTCAGCTGAACCTGCAATATCTTTAAGAACTTGTTGTGGAGCGACTTGATTTTGTCTTGCTAGTTGAAAAGCACCTTCCGCGAATCGTTCTGCCTGTACGGCAGACAAATTAGCAGTTTGCATCAATACACCAAAAAGATTTGCACTCTCATCGGCAGAAAGACCAGTAGCTTTGGCGGTATCAAATACCTTTGCTGACATTTCAGCAGCTGCATCTAAACCAATTCCAAAATTAGATGCCAAAACATTAGTTATACCGGCAACCTCTTCTATACTACCACCGAGTCGTGTTGCCTCTACACTTGAACTTAATAAACTTTTGTTAAAGTCACTTCCCAATTCAGTTAAACTACCGAATTGTTTTCCTATGGCATCTATCTGTCCAGCAAATTGTTGAGCAATTTGATATAATACAGCATATATACCAGCTGCTTTAGCACTAAGTTTACTAAATTTACCCATATCAGCAGCAGATTTAGCTCCAGCTACTGCAGTTGATTTCTGTGTCCCAAGTAATTTCTTACCAGCTTCAATAGCTTTATCTTTTACACTTCCCTTTAAACCCTCAATGGCATTAATTTTTTCTGATACTTGTCCTTCTTCTAATAACCCATCTTTTATTTGGTCATTGATTGACAATAAAGATAATTTTTGTGTTTCATTAGTTTTGCCACTATTTAAAATTATATCTGCATTATCTCTAGCATCAGTATTTAATTGATTTTGTAAATTAGAATGTTCTTTTGTTGATTTTAATTGAATAGCACCAGCAAGATTTCCTTTTACTAAATTTGCTATTCTACTTGAAAATGATTTATCTAATGCCGCTTCACTTTTTTCAACATCACTTGATAGTTTAGCATATATTTTAGCAGACTTTACGCTGTCATCAATAGCTTTGGTTCTTGATTGAGTCTCAGCAGCAATCTTTTTTTCTAATCGTTCAACCTCTGCTAATTGTTTTACCTGATAACTTAAACCCTTTTCAACTCGTCTATTATATTCAGCTCTTGCATCAGCAAGTTGTTTTTCTAATGATATGTCTTCTTTTTGTGCCATTAATATCTCAGTTAATTATGTATTAATAAATATCAAAAAGAAAGTTATTTTGGATTAAATCTACGAGGAATGGTCGGTTGAGGTTTTGGTTGTGACTTATCGATATGCTCTTTTTCTTTTTTCTTAAAATCCATAAACTCTCTTAGATAAAAGTTTTTCAAATGAACTGGCATGTTATAGACATCACCAAACGTAAAGCCAGGTGCGCTATATATAAAATAAAATATACTTTGATGTATGTCTAATTTACTAGACGGATCGAGGCCAAAAAAACGCAACAGTAAGCGGAATTGACACGCTAACTGTTTCACCTCCTATTTCAATTTCTGATGTCAAGTCAATATCAGGAGAAATTTCTTGAATGTAATTTCTCAATGCTATAGAATCCCTTGCGAGTAAATTCTGTGCAAATTCAGTAATGGTTTCAGGTTTTGAATCACCATCAACTTCAGTAATCGTATATCGCAATCTTGTCGTGATGTCTGTAGAATACCCATACTTAGCAGATTGTTTTAAATCCTTTTCAATCAATGCTTCTTCTACACCAGTTAATAATTTAAATTTAATTTTATTCTTACCAATATCAGTAGTATAGTCGAATGAATTATCTGTATAATCAACATCTTCAGACATTCCTTTAAACGGACATTCTGTAAGATCAAATGTATGTTCTACTTTTTGTTCAGGATCATTTGGATTAGTGACTTCAACCGTATACTCAGGACCATAAGCCAATATACGAGCCGCAACCAATACGGCATTCTTATCACCCAAGACTAAATCTTCCTGTTTAACTCCCTTTGTGACAATTAAACTATCTAGCAATTTATCAATAACAACACCTTTTTTAATGAGATTTTCAGACATCAATATATCTTCTTCTCGTGTTGTCATGTATTTTAATTCAAGTTTACCTGATGATAGTGGTGAGTCTTTTATATATACTTTTCCACCAGATGGTAAATCAATAACTTCCGTAGGGAACTTATGTTCTGACATTATAACTCCTTGATGTTAAAACTATTTAGAATTCAAGTATAGCGTAATCGTACCTTAACGTTAGTGTGATTTCAACTGGCTCTGAAGCACTAAAGTCTAAATCACCAAACGCAGCATCTTGAATGTAAGTACCATATAGTGTCCATTTTTCAACAATGTCACCAACAGGTCCTAATACTTGAAACGTAATGTTTTTCTTGTAAAAATCTTGATACCCATCACGACCAGTAGCACTTTCATGATGAAGTCTTATCCATTCCATTACGGCAGAAGAAGCAGATGGTACAATCGGGTCATACAAAGTAATCTGTAGTGTTTGCCAACGACCTTTACCCTTGACATACTTGGTAATATTCATATGTTCCAATACTACTTCGTCAAAAGTAATCTGTGGTCTTTGTGCTGTTTTGATTGTAAAAGCCGGGATACCTGCAATTTCCATGATAAACCTATTTTTTAACTTCGGTTCATATGGTGTGTAAAATATCTTATTCGCTTCTAATAGTTCTGCCATGTTTTGTCTCCTATGATAATAAATATCACTTTATAAAAAATTATTCAGGAAAAGCTGCACCCGTTGGTTGAACAACAAAGTCCAATACAATAAATTCAGCAGTTCTTGCTGGTTGTAAGAATACTTGACCAACTAACATATTTCTATCAATCGTTTCAGGAGTATTATTACTATCATCCATCACGACTCTAAAAGCATTTAATCCACTATTTGCCTGTACTTGTTCTAAGAATGGATTCACAATATTCAAGAATTGATTTCTCAAATCACTTGTGTTTTGTTCAAATACCAATCCTCTTGAAGAACGAGCAACAAATTTCTTCACATCAATCAATAGTCGTCTTACATTTACTCTATCTAAGGCACTTGCTTTCTTCTGTGTTGTCTTTTGTCCAAACACAGTAACACCTTGTCCTGGGAACGTAGCAATCGGATTCATATTTGAGTCATACAAGTCATCTCGTTGACTTTGACTTAATTTCTTATAAGCCTGAACGGCACTATCAATACCACCTCTGTTTAATCCAGCAGGAGCAAACCAAGGTTGTCCAATCGTATCATTAAAATGATAAACACCAGCCATAACGACTGAAGGTGGTACAAATCTATTATTACCTGTCGTGGCATCTTGTATCTGTACCCAAGGATAGTAAGTAGCAGCATAACTTGAGTTACGTGCTTCTGTATTTGTTTTAGCCGTAGCTACTGTATCGGTTTTTAATGTATTATCATAAACTAAGAAACAATCACCTCTGTCTTCACATAGTGAAATAGCATCACCTATAACGTCACTATGATCAGTTTCTTGGTCAGCAACTCCAGGTAAAAACAATAGATTAAAATCATACTCATCTTTATTCTTTAACAAACTTATAGCCGTGCCATATCCACCACCAACCGAAGCACCAGATGGTCTATCATTACTCTCTGACATATCCACACCTTGTGAATTACTAGCATTTATATTATCATAAAAGTTATATGGGTGTTCTACTTCTGTACTTCCAATAGTACCACCACTAAATGCACCATTTGCACTTCCAGTACCTACTGCAGGCAAATAAAGTGATTCACTTCCATTATAAGGTGAATTTACAGTACCATTTTCATCTATCCAATTTGGAGTTTTTTTAGCTTCAGGAAGGTCGCTTACCCTAACATAATTTGATTGATTTGGAAATTCACCAGTTGGTTGTATATAAGCAACACCACCTTCCGAAGCAACTGTATTTGTTGTATTTCCAATTCTCTTTAAAACGTAATCAGTTGATTCTGGATCAAGTGATAAATTAGCATGTGTTTCAATTACTTTCTTTTTCTTATTCGTATCATTACCCTGTCGAATTAAAAGAGTAAAAGTACCTTTAGCTGTATTTTTCTGTGATACTTCCCAACGGAAGTTATCAGATGTTCCACCATAACTACCAGAAGCCCAATCACGTGTACTTTCTTTCTGTGGTGTTAGTAGAGCATCTGTTCCATATGTACCTACAGCATTATTAAATTGTGGACCATCACCTAATGCTTCTATTGTGAACATTGTTATACTAGCAGAAACTACATTAGAAGTAGCTTTAGCAGTATCATTACCAGCAACCCTAACGATTGTACAAGGACCACCTTGTCGTAAATATTCTTTAGCAGTATGTGATGTTAAGAATTGATATTTATCCGAACCACTTGTGATTAATTCACCGAATATATTAACATACTCACTATATGAACTAACTACGGTTGGGATTAAAACTGGACCCTTGACAGTCGGACCAACGATTGCCGCAC